AGCACTTCGACGGCGCCCTGTTCCGGGCGACCTACGTCGAGAGCAACCGCTCGACGGTCGACTGGAAGGCCATCGCCGCCAAGTACGCGATCCCCGCCGAGGCGATCGCCGCCCACACCAAGAGCAACGCTGTCTACAGCGTCAAGGTCACCAGCCTGTAATCGGGGGGCGGAACATGAGCTACTTCCATCTCCGCCCGCAGTTGCGGGCCATTCGCGCCAGCCTGCAGCAGACGCTGAGCACGGCCCGATCATGCGACTGGAGCCGCGTCCGCGTGGCCCTGAGAGCCGTCCCCCAGGCCAAGCGCCGGGTCCGCGTGTACGCCGGCTCGGGCTTCGTGCCCAACAGCTACAAATGGCGGTGCCTGATCCAGTACGTCGAGGTGACGATCAAGGATGGCCGCGTTACTGGCATCACGACCGCCTGGACCGGCGCCCAGCGCCCGCGTGGCCAAGGCTCGCTGGTGGTGGTCCAGTGAAAAAGGCCCGCCCAGATTCCCCCGGGCGGGCAAAGCGGCCACAGGGGGAGACAGACCCTGCTGTTGCGAGGCCGCTGCAGCCCAGTCTACCCAACTGGCCCTTCCCGCCGGTGCTCTTGGACTACAGCCGGCCGCTGAAGCCGGACATCAGCGACGTCGAAGACGCCCTCTTCTAATCCCGACCAGATTGAAGGGGCTTGTGTCAAAGTCAAAGTTGGGCTTACACTAGCATCACTGCAACACGCAGGACAGCGAAAGGAAATCGAAATGAACGTCACCTTCACCTACACCCGCGACGACGAGTCGGAAGTCCAGATCCGCGCCGCCTACCACCGCGCGACCCGCGACACCTTCAGCGCCCCGGGCACGCCGCCCCGGGTTGAGGTGTACGAAGCCAACGACGGCCGCGGCTGGGTGCCGGTTGAGCACCTCGACGGCCTCGACGCTGACGACGTCGTGGATGCCGCCTGGGATGCGGTCGAAGCCCGTCTCGCCCGCCTTGACCTGATCAACGCCTGAGGAGCCCGCCATGAGCAACCTGACCGTCAAGCACATTGTCGACGCTATCGCCGTCCTGAACGATCTCTGGAACAGCGACTTCGACGTCGCGACTATCGAGCAGGCCCGCCGCTTAGGCGATCTGAAGGCCCGCGCCATCGGCGCAGCCATCGCCCTGAAGGTCTACAGCCACATCGACCAGATCAAACTTGACATCAAGACGGAGTGACCCTTCCCGCTGCGGTGGCAGCGGCAAGCCTGCGGGTTTGCCAGTGTCACCAACCAACACAGGAGCAGACCATGACCGCTGATCAAGTCCGAGCACTCGTTTCCGCCCAGTACCCCGGCGTGCTGCAGTCCCCCCTGGCCAAAGCCATGCACGGTGCCAGCAGCATGGCCTTGCTGGAAGCCAGCGACGCCGACGCCGTCGCGCTGAGGGGTGAGGCTCTGGAGCACGCCCGGGCCTGCATCCGCGCCCGCGGTGGCTGGACGGTGGAGACGCTCGGCCACAACGTCGAGTCCGCCTTCGGCGCAGACCTCGACGAGGACCAGTGCGACGAGATCGCCCGCGAGGCACTGGGCCTCTGACTCTCTCTCTGCTGCCCGGTGGCAGCGGCCTGCCCGGCGGCAGGCCAGTGTCACCAAGAGTCCAAAATGATCAAGCTCGAAAACACGGCCGACGGTCTGTCCGTCACCATCACCCCGATGCAAGCGACCATCTACGAGGTCGTCTTCCGCGACGAGGAGTCTGGCGCCGAGATCGGCCGTCGGGTGTTCCTCGACGCGCAGCAGGCCAGAGACTTCGCCGAGAAGGTGCTCGGGTGACTCCCCTGATCGCCCAGATGGCCGGCCTCGTGCCCGAGGAGGCCATCAAATACCGTTGGTTCGAGATGCCCGACCCGGGCAAACCCGTGCAGGTCGACGCCGAGGTGATGTCTCGGAGACTGCCGTTTTCGAAGGTGGCCGTCGCCTGTCAGTTGGGGAGCAACAGGCTCGTGCTGCTGCTGGTTCAGACCGAGCAGATCACCGGCTGCGTGCCGATGCTCCTCGGCCCCCGAGGCATGAGCTCCGGCAAGGCGTTTGGCTACGTCGTACAGGACGGCGAGGTCCGCGTCTGGCACCACGACCGCACGCCGTTCGACCCGAAAACAAGCGGGGCGGCCGGGTATGCGCCGCTGATCGCCGCGTTCCTGCGCTGCCTGGACACCGGGCCCGTGGCCGCCTATCAGCCTGCGCTGCGGCCGAACCACGCGAAACGCGTGCGCCAGGGCAGGCCTCCACAGTACGACTGGGAGACTATCGTCATCGAGCCGCCGCAGCCCAAGGCGGCCCCGCAGGGCGGCACGCACGCCAGCCCCAGGTGGCACGAGCGCCGCGGGCACTGGCGCACGACCCGCTCAGGGACGCGCTGCTGGGTGCGCCACTGCGAAGTCGGCGACAAGGCCCTAGGCGCCGTATTCCACGACTACAAAATAAACCCAGCGGGTTCCTCTGGTATTGCATCATGATCTAAGTCCGGGTTACACTGTCATCACTGCAGCACGCAGGACAGCGAAAAGAAAGCGAATCATGACCAAGCAACTTCTCCGCGCCGAGCGCCAGTACGAGATGCTTCACCCGTCCACGGTGGCGGGCATCCCCTGCATCGTGGGAGTCATCGAACTGTTCACCGACACCAGCGACGGCTGGGCCCGCCCGCAGACGTGCTTCACGTTCGACATCCTCGACCGCCGCGGCTACCCAGCGCCTTGGCTGGAGGCCAAGCTGGACCACTCCGTCGCGTACAACGACGAGGCGCGGTTCCTGGCTGAGATCAGTTCCGGTAATGCCGCACACTTCGCCCACTGAGAGGGTAGGAATGAAGCACAACATCGTCAGCGTCAGCGGTGGGAAGGACAGCACGGCCCTTCTCCTGCTGGCCATTGAGCGCGAAGCGGAGAACTTGCAGGCAGTGTTCGCTGACACCGGACATGAGCACCCGCAGACCTATGAGTACGTTCAGTATTTGAACGACCGTGTCTTCCCAATCCGTACCGTGAAGGCTGACTTCACCAAGGACATTGAGCGCAAGCGCGAATACGTTCGCGCTAAGTGGCCTGAGAAGGGAGTCCCTCCTGAGACCGTGGAGCGAGCGATCGACGCTCTGGTGCCTACAGGGAACCCGTTCCTTGACCTCTGTATCTGGAAGGGCCGCTTCCCCAGCACCAAGGCGCGGTTCTGCTCGGAGGAACTCAAGCGCAACCCCATCATTGAGCAGGTCCAGATGCCGCTACTGGAACAAGGGCACACCATCTGGTCGTGGCAGGGCGTGCGGGCCGACGAGAGCTTGGCGAGGCGAAATCTGCCGGAGCTTGAGTGCGTCGGAGGGAGTGATGGCGCTGGCAGGTTGTGGAACTACCGGCCTATCCTGAAATGGACGGCAGAGGACTGCTTTGCCATGCACAAGAAGCACGGCATATTGCACAACCCGCTCTACGAACAGGGCATGGGTCGAGTCGGGTGCATGCCCTGTATCCACGCCCGCAAGGATGAGCTTCTGGAGATCAGCCGAAGGTTCCCGGAGGAGATTCAGAGAGTCGCCGAGTGGGAACGCATGGTACAGAGCGCCAGCAAAAGGGGAACTGCGACGTTTTTTGCGGCTGCCAGTCTTGGTCACCACGAGAACGAAGGTGCTCAAGAGGCTGGGCACATCTTCAACCATGTTGAGTGGTCCAAGACCAGTCGCGGTGGCGTGCAGTACGACATGCTGCGTGTCCAGAACGACGGCCCGGTGTGTTCGTCCATCTACGGCCTGTGCGAGTGAAGGACCTGACGGCGAATTGTGTAAGTAGCACATTGCAAAAACGCAGTCAAAACCGATACAATCGTAATGTCCGCTACATCTAGATCATGCAGTTCCGCATGGTCAGATAACCCAGCGGGTTTCTGAGGAGAAGAGGAAATGGCACGCATCGTTTACGTCCTTGAGGCCGAGGCCGAGTGCCTCCCGACCCGGCTGATTGAGGCAACGCAGAGCACGCAGGCTCTGGCATACGCCGCCCGCACCACCTACGCCGTGCGCAGGGCCAGCCAGCAGGACCTGATCAAGCTCTTGAGGGAGGGCGTCCAGGTCGAGTCGTCGATCGCCGAGCCGGATCTGTTCGAGCCCGAGCCGCAGGTCAGCGTCGACAACGCCGGCAACGTCGTCACCCTGGCTGCGTGATGAGCCGGCGGATCACAGTCCAGGAGGTGGCCCGAGCGATCGGAGCCACTCTGGGCAGCCGAGAGGCGTGGTCCATCGGGTCGGTCATGTCGACCGAGTACGAGAAGCGGTTCGGCAGCCTGCCGCCCAAAGAGCTCCGCCCCAAGACCAACGGCGGCGGATCGCACTGCTTCGCCACCTACCCGCCGAGTTGGGAGCCCATGATCCGCCGGGCCATCGAGGCGGCCACCAACGCCGGCAAACAGCAAGCCGGCCTGTTCTGAGAGCACCATGGACTCCACCGACATTGAGATCCGCGCCGCCTCCTACTGCCTGCAGCGCACCTGCCACGGTCTGGCCAGGGACTGCGGCTGGTGGACGGACGGCGCCGGCAACAACCAAGCCCACACCTACAAGCCGGAGTTCAGCTACCCCCACGGCCGCAACATCGGCGAGATGCTCTGCCTGATCCACAGTGAGATCAGCGAGGCCATGGAAGGCGCCAGGAAAGGCCTGTACGACGACAAGCTGCCCCACCGCCCCATGCTGGAGGTAGAGCTCGCCGACGCCGTCATTAGGATCTTCGACATGGCCGGCGGACTCAATCTCGACCTGGGTGGCGCAATTGCCGAGAAGCTCGCCTACAACGCCACCAGGGCAGACCACAAGCCCGAGAACCGCAGGCAACCCGGCGGCAAAGCGTTCTGATACCCTCACCCACCAGGAGAGAGCATCATGCCCGCCAGCAAATACACCGTCGAGATCGCCAGAGAGATCTGCCGCCAATTGGCTGAAGGCGTCCCACTGCGGGAAATCTGCAGACAGGACGGCATGCCTGAGTGGCGCACCATCTACGACTGGATGGTGAAGGACGACGCCGCTGTCGCTGCTGGCGGGGGCGCCGGCCTCTCCGCATCCATCGCGCGTGCGCGGGAGATTGGCTACGACGCCATGGCCGAGGACTGCCTGCGCATTGCCGACGACGCCGCCAACGACTGGATGGAGACGGAGCACGGCCTGAAGCTGAACGCCGAGCACGTCCAGCGCAGCAAGCTCAGGATCGAGACGCGCCTCAAGCTCTTGGCCAAGTGGAACCCGAAGAAGTACGGGGAGAGGGTGGCGGTGGCCGGCGACGCCGATGCGCCACTGAAGCTCGACGCTGAGATCAACGCCGAGAAGCTCTTCAAGACCATCCTGGAGCACGCCCAACTGACCCGGCAGGCCTCGGGTTCATAGGCTCAGGCTATGACGCCGGGCGCCGAGTGTCGAAAATCCCGGGCTGAGACCGGCGGCCCATAGGCAATACCAATGATGCGCCGCAGCAATGCGGCTGACTTGCATGCGATCACGAGAATCCCTGAGCACGAACCATCGGCTGGCCTGGAGGCTGGCGGCCGAGCCGATGACCGCGGCTGAACTGATCGAGGCTGCGCCGGGAACGACGCCGCAGATCCTGGACAACATGGTCAGGCTGCGCATCCTGACGCTGAGTGGCGGGCTGTACCGGGCCGTGCCCGGCCTGGAGGTGCCCCGGCATGAGGCGCCGAGGCAGTCGATCCAGGCTGCCAGCGTCTGGGAGTACGCCCGGAGGTGCGCGGCGTGACCGACGACGAGATCGCGCAGTTCATGGGCTGGAGCCGGGAGACGACCGCTCGCATGGCGGGCGACCCCGAGTCGTTCGTCGGGCGCACGCGCAGGCTCGTAGACGAGGCTCAGAGGCGCGAACGTGAGCGCTGGGAGGGTGCCCTACGTTCTGAGTCCAGAACGCCGCCCTGCGCCCTCCTGAAGGCCTGCAGTGGACCTCGCTGAGTCGCTGGAGGCGCCGGACGTACAGGCGGCGCTGAAGGCCTTGCCGCCCGAGAAGCGGCTGGCGTACCTCTGGCGGCTGCGGTGGCTGCAGACGGCGCACGCGCATCAGGTGCTGCCGTCGGGGGACTGGTGGTCGATCTGGCTGATGCTGGCGGGCCGGGGCGCCGGCAAGACTCGGACGGCCGCCGAGCAGATTGGCTGGTGGGCCTGGGAGAACCCGGGCACGCGCTGGCTGGTGGCCGCCCCGACGTCGTCTGACGTGCGGTCGACGTGCTTCGAGGGCGACTCGGGGCTGATGTCCGTCATCCCGGCGCCGCTGATCGCTGACTACAACAAGGCGCTGCACGAGCTCCGGCTGACCAACGGCAGCCTGATCAAGGGGATTCCCGCCTCGGAGCCCGAGCGCTTCCGGGGCCCGCAGTTTCACGGGGCTTGGTGCTGCATCCCGGGGACCATGATCGCCGCACCGGGCGGAGAGCGGCCGATTGAGACGCTACGGCCGGGCGATGTTGTCCTGACCCGGCATGGCCCCAGGCGAGTGCTGGCGGCCGGCCCGTCGGGCAATCCTGCGGATCTGGTGAGGCTGGATTGTGGCGAGACGAGCTTGACTGTGACCGAAGACCATCCCATACTGGTGGGCGACCAGTGGGTGGCTGCTGGCGACGTCAAGGAAGGCGCCTCGGTATGGGGTACAAGTACATCGGCGGCAGGTACGCGCACCGCGTCATCTATGAGCGGCACCACGGGCCGATCCCTGCTGGCTGGGTGGTTCATCACCGCGACGGCGACCCTGGCAACAACGACATCGCGAACCTTGAGGCGATGCCTCGGGCTGAGCACAACAGGATGCACCAGACCGGCAAGCCGACTACGGACGCTCAGAAGGCGGCTGCAGCGGCTACTCTGGCCAAGCTGCGCACTCCCAAGGATGGACGCTGCCTTCAGTGCGGCGCCGGGTTTATCTCTTTGTCCGTTGGGCGGGTTGGTTCCTTCTGTTCTCGCGATTGCACGGAGCGGTGGCGGCGCAACGTGTTCCAGCCAGAGCAGCGGGCCTGTGAGGTCTGCCGCGGCGCGTACATCGCGACGAAGCGATTCCAGCGGTACTGCTGCCGGGCGTGCAACAACCGATCCAAGGTGCGGACCTATCGCAGTCAGCCAACTGGCGGTACGCCGCGTCGAACGCTTGCCCAATGCCCTGACGTACAACCTGACCGTTGAGGGTGAGCACGAATTCATCGCCAACGGCATCGTCGTCCACAACTGCGACGAGCTCGCCGCCTGGGACTACCTGCAGGAAAGCTGGGACCAGATCCAGTTCGGCGTGCGCCTGGGGGCGAAGACGCGGACGATCATCACGACGACGCCGAAGCCCAAGGACCTGATCATTGAACTGCTGGGCCGGGAGGGCGACGACGTCGTGGTCACCCGGGCGTCGACGTATGCCAACCTGGGCAACCTGTCGGACAACTTCCGCCGGCAGATCATGCAGTACGAGGGCACGACGCTGGGTCGCCAGGAGATCCACGCCGAGATCATTGACCCTGAAGAGGGCGGCATCGTCAAGCGGGACAGTTTCAAACTGTGGCCGGCGCAGAAGGCGTTCCCGCGGTTCGAGTACATCCTGCAGAGCTACGACTGCGCGACGTCTGAGAAGACGCAGAACGACCCGACGGCGTCGAGTACCTGGGGCGTGTTCAAGCCGGAGGACGGGCCGATGAGCGCGATGCTGATCGACTGCTGGCAGGACCGGCTGCAGTACCCTGACCTGCGGCCGAAGGTGGTCGACGAGTACGAGACGGTATTCGAGTCTGGGACGGACGGCCGGGATCGCAAGCGGGTCGACCTGATCCTGATTGAAGACAAGTCTGCGGGCATCTCGCTGATCCAGGATCTGCAGCGGGCGCATCTGCCGGTGAGGGCGTACAACCCCGGGAAGGCGGACAAGGTGCAGCGGCTGAACATCGTGTCGCACATCATTGCGCGTGGGCGGGTGTGGATTCCTGAGTCGACGCAGCGGCCGGGGTATGTGCGAGACTGGGCGGAGCCGCTGGTGTCGCAGGTGTGTGCATTCCCGCAGACGACGCACGATGACCTCGTTGATACGCTGACGCAGGCGCTGCGATTCCTGCGTGATTCTGGGTGGCTGGAGGTTGATCCTCCGCCGCAGGATGATTGGGACGAGGACGACTACGCAGACACTGGTCGGCCGAAGAGGGAGAATCCTTATGCCGCGTGAGTCGCCGGTGGTGGCCGTGTTGGAGCGGCACGAGATGCTGGACAGGGAGGTGGAGGTGGTGGAACATATGCCTACGCCGCTGTGCTGGTGTTTCCCGAGGCTGGAGTTTGTGGACCCGGAGACTGGCAACGAGGTGTGGATTCACCACGAGCCGCATTAGGGGTGACGATGGACTTGATGGACGACGAACTGCGCCGGGTGCTGTCTGGGTCAGTTGATGCCCCGGCGGACTCGATGGCGAGAGAGCTTGACCGCCTGCGAGTGCGCGATCGTGGTCCGACGGTGACGGAGAGGGCTGCGGCGTCGCAGCCGTCGTTCAGGATGCCTAGCTCTGGCCGGCGGCGTCCGGAGCAGCGTGGCGGTGGTGAGGCGCTGGAGGCTCTGGGGTCGACGATCCTTGGCAGTGTGCCTGCCGGGCTGGCTGGTGCGGCGGTGCTGCCTTTCCAGGGTCCTGAAGGGGCCGCCAAGACGATCGGGCGGGTGCAGGACTACCTGACCATTGACCCGCAGACTGAGGGCGGCGACAAGGCCTTGCTGGGCATTCTCAAGGCGCTTTCGCCGTTGGGTGCGCCGGCCCAGGCTGTGGGTGACACGGCGTTGAGGCTGACGGGTTCTCCGCTGGCGGCGACCGCGGCCGAGGTGCTGCTGGATCCGCTGAACGCGGCCGGCGTGCTTGCGGCGGCCAAGCCTGCTGCGCGTGCGGCTGCGGCCGGTGCCCGGCAGGTGGGGAAGGCGGCGAAGGCCACCGGGCAGAGCCTGGGTCCGAAGGCGGCGGAGATGGCCGAGGCGTACCTGCAGCGGGCGGGCATGGCGCCGCAGATCTTCGTCGGCAAGTCGGCCAAGACCTGGGACGCAGCGTCGAACGCCCGCGCAGCCGAGATGGAGGCCGCCGGCATCCCGGCTCAGACCATCTGGCGCGAGACCGGCAACTGGCGTGCTCCTGATGGTCAGTGGCGCCAAGAGATCAGCGATCAGGGCTACACGGTGCCGCGCATCGCTCAGCCGATCACCGATGCCGACACCAAGAGGTATCGAGACTCCGTGGCGCGTCGAGCCCAGATCGAAGCCCGGTCCAACCAAGAGGGCGTGAGTTTTGAGGAATGGAAGAGGCTCGACAGGGAAGACAACGACCTCCGCAACTTTCAGATTGAATATCAACAGAGGATGATGGGCGAGGCCAGTGCCAAGCTGGGCGAATTGGCGCCTCATCGCGAACTGCTGGCCGCATATCCAAATCTTGGGAATATCTCCGTCAGAGACAAGCCCATGAAGTCGTCCATGGGCGAGGCCGCGACCGGAATCCAACAAACCCTGTATCTGAATCCAATCAACATCAAAAGGGACTTGACGGCAATTCATGAGTTGCAGCATTTTGTGCAAGACATAGAGAACTTTTCTCCAGGCGGGGCAGAGGGAAGTTATCTCAAAGACGCCCCCGAAAGACTACGTCAGATACAGAAAGAGCGGGAGCGAGTTGGGCGCCCTGCGCTGAAGCGCGGGTATTACACCGACGAAGAGAAGGCAAAGCTCAACGAATTGATGGACCGAGAGGCTGCGCTCAGTCCGTTTGGGCAGTATCAGCGTCTGATGGGAGAGGCGGAGTCTCGTGCTGCAGAGGCTCGGATGAATCTGACGCCAGAAGAGCGCCGCGCCAAGTTCCCCGAGGAAAGCTACGACGTTCCCATTGGTGAGTTGATCGACGCCCCGCGCACGGGTGGGCCGGCACTTCTCACGACGTACCACGGGACGCCGCACATCTTTCCTGCTGAGCCTGGGCTGCCGCTTGGCCGCTTCCGCGCCGAGAAGATCGGCAGCGGCGAGGGCGCTCAGGTGTATGGGCACGGAGCATATGTGGCCGAGTCCCCGAAGGTTGGCAAGAGATACCAAGAGACGCTGTCACTCAACCGCGGCCTGTTTGATTTGGTCGACAAAAAAACAGGCGCCCCGATTCCAGAGAATACGCCTGGATTTTCTGAAGTTTTTGACAGCCTGAAATCATACGGCTCGGATCTGCGCAGTTCTGATATATCCGCGTTCAAAGACAGATGGATCAACCACAAAAAAAATTACAATGAGCGCCTCAAAGAAATCAGGGGTCTGAGAGAGGAATGGGCCGGCACGCCCATGCTTGAGTACGTCAATCAAATGTACTCCGATACTCTTGCGAGAATCAAGGAGCTTGATGCGGCGGCCAGCCTTGTTGACAAGGTCAAGCGCCAGCCCGGCGGTTCCTTCTACACCGTCGACCTCCCCGACCCAATGGTCGACCGCATGCTGGATTGGGACAGGCCGATATCTGAGCAGTCCGAACTTGTTCAGTCAATCGCCAAGAAGCTGGATACAAATCCGAGTCTTCGTGGAGCGGCGTTGTACAACCAAGCGCAACTGAAGGCGGATCTTGGCGAGGGGCCGCTTGCGCCTGCGGCGTCCGAATGGTTTAGGGGGCAGGGCATCCCGGGCATCAAGTACCTAGACGAGGGCTCCAGAGGCGCCGAACAGGGCACGCGCAACTTTGTTGTGTTCCCGGGCGAAGAGGACAAGCTGACCATCCTGCAGCGCAATGACGAGAAGCTGCCAACGAAGAAGGCCGATGGTGGCCTGATTGGAGAAACCATGAGCTACACCACTGCGGCCGACACCATTGCTGACAAGCTGATGCGCCAGGGCATGGATCCTGACCAAGCGTTCATGACGGCGCTGCGGATGTCTGACGCGCGGATGAAGGCTGGCGGTGCTGTGCTGATGGCGGGCGGCGGAGATGCGGAGCGTGAGTTGACGCTCCAGGCCCGCAACCGCAATCTTGCGGCGTTGGACCGCGCTCTTGCCCCGAGGGCTCGCAAGACCTGGGACGGCCCAATGATTGACCGTCCCATTGTGAACGGCAAGGCGCTGGTGAGCGCTGAGGAGCTCGCTGACTTCCGCCGCCGGTTCGGCGAGAAGATGACGCTGCGCGACCTGCTGAACGCTGACAAGGGGCGTGGCCCGTCTGGGGCTATGCCGGCCGCCAGAGGCGCTCAGGGCGCGAATGTGGCGCCCAGGGGCCCGCTTATCCGTCCTGATGAGGCTGCAACGCTGCCGCCTGTGGGGCTGTCGGACATCCCTGGCTTGGTCATGCGTGGCATGGCGGAAGGGGCGGAGCGCGTGCCTGCCGGGCGCGGCGCTGGGGCGGCGTTTATGGGCGCTGCCTTGCCGCGTGCTCTGTCTGCTGGGACGACTGCGGCGAAGACGCTGCGCGATCACCCGTCGATCTCGCCTGAGCGTCGTCAGATGCTGAAGGAGATGGAGGACTACATCAGCGGGCTGAACCAAGCCGATCGGCCGGCGGTGGACCCGAAGATGCGTGCGCTGGAGGAGCGGCTTGAGCCGCCGATGCAAGTGGGTGGACCGGTGAAGAAACTGACCGCGCGTGCGGCGGCCAGGGCTGAGGCAAGGCTGGCCGAGAAGGCGGCGAAGCAAGCAGCAGAGAGGGTGGTGGAAGCGAAGGCGCCTACCCCGCTCGTGCTGCCGCCGGCCGCCCCCATGACCAAGGAGCAGATGCGTCCAATCGCACAGCGCATGGCTGCGCAGACTACCGGCGAGTTCGTGCGCCCCGACCCCAGGTTCTCAGTCAACCCGGCTGGCAAGTCCCGCAAGGTGTTTGAGCGGGAGCGTGAGTTGCCCGTGGGCGTGTCCTTCAAGGCCCCGGAGAGCCCGGCACCTGTTGTCGACCTGGAGAAGCATCTGGGCAGCGTTCTGGTTGGCATCCCGGGCGATCCGACGATTGGCAGTGCGGCCAGGGCCGGCGCGTTGAGTCAGACCCCTACAGCGACGGCAGAGCTCAAGCGCTTGGGCGATGTTGACTTTGAACAAGGCGTCCAGTTGTTCGGTGGCCCTCGGTACGGCGCGGGCATGCCAGACGATCGTTTCTGGGCGTCGGGTCTTGGCGCAGCAAGGGCGGTTCAGAATCGCATCACTGACCTCTCAAAGATGCATGATGCCCCTGTGCTGGGTCAGTACATCAAGATGTCTCCTGAGTCGACCAACTACGCACTGCACAACCTGGACGCGCTGCTGGCGTACCAACAGCCTGAGAAGCTCAACAAGGCGCAAAGGGAACTG